GATAGTAGGTTCTTTTCAAAATCTGATTTTGAAAAGAACCTACTATCAATAGTTACATAGTGTCTATTTGCACCTTCTCGTTGTGGTATTTGTTTTACTATTTCATTTAAAGTATCTTCCCAAAGTTCAAATCCAATAGGTAACTTTATTCGTTTACCATTGTTTTCAAAAGGCATTACAGATAGTTTCAAATCACCAAACCGCGGATCGGGTAAATTCATTTTACCTATTTGTTTAATTGTTGTCTGATGTATCATTTTTAATTTTTATAAACAAATATACAAATTTTGATAAATATTTGGAAACTCTTTGATTAGAATGTTATTATTATTGATCTAAAATGGTATAAATGTGACCATTTTATTTTATTTATTGTAATTTGATTGATATATAAATCTATATGATAGACTTAAATCTATATCAAAACCATCAATTTCATAAAGATGCGTTCAGAAACAAACAAATTCGAGCCTTAATTGTGTTATGTAATTATGAGGTTGCTCGTTGCACAGACTATAGGTCTAAATTAAACTTGATCCAACATTGGATCACAATTATGATCCAATATGAAATGTATGAAGTAGTACCTTATATTAAACAAATAAAAGGTCAAATTATTAGAGCCAATAAACCAAAAAAGAGCCTATTGAAAAGAGTCTTAATCTGTTTTAAATGGGAATTACACCACTGGCTAAATAGGTTCAACTAGAGTTCTAAGTACATGACTCCATCCAATTTGTTTAAAATGAAAAAAAATGCCTTTAAATTGATTGTTTTTATGGTGAATACTATCATCAATCAATATATCACCTATTAACAAAGATTTATTGGAACTAATTATTAGCCTCTCTAACCATTCTTCGCCAAACCATTTTTGAATCCATTCTGCTTTTTCAGTATAACAATGTAGGTTTTTAATACTAGGCCTAGTTAGAAACCAAATCTCATTCTTTTCTGCTAATATTTTAACAGATTGAATAGCATCATGTATTGGATCTAAATCTTTAAAAAAACCAGGAATTGATTGAGGCCATTCAATATTCGAGTTTTCTTTTTTTATTGCTTGGTATCGCTGTTTATATTGACATAGTGTATCATCCATATCAATATAAATTCTCTTATTTGCAATCGGTTTTTGAGATTGTATATAATTAATCTCATTCCAATGTGGTAAAAATGATTGATACGCAACAAAATATTTCATATTCCAATTGAAATCTTCTCTATTTGAAAACCAATACATCCAATATAATAAGATTTGATCTAAATCAAAAGATAAGATCATTACTCTTCTATCTATAGGATTCTCAATATCTAACACTTTACCAACCCAAATTGTATTATAATGATTTTTAGAAATTTGATCTGTTCTAAGTAAATAAAACAATTTAAAATAATCAGGATTTAAATTAGCAGCCCAATCTAATACAATTAGAATATTCCAATCTTGTGTCTTCTGATATAATTTTAATATTATCGGTAAATATTGAATGGACTCATCCAATTCTTTAATCTTTTGTAAGACTCTATGCAAAATGATATGACCGTAGGTTTGATCAATGTTTACAATTGACAACAACTTTATCAAATCAGCACTTTCTAAAGTATCATTAGTCCAATCTTCGGAATGTTGATTTCGCCATAACTCTATATTCATAACTTATATCTCCTTATTTGATTATATACATTTTCATTAAATCCAGACATTGGATCAATCCAAAATAGTCTCTTCTGTTCAATATGCGGTGCAATATCTAACATTCTATCATCACAAACAATCCAATCAATTGGCTTGTTTAATTGTACCCATTCTAATATTTCTAAACCTCTATCTTTGGTTTCAGTAAATTCATTTGATTGTATAATCCAACTAGTTGTACCAATAATTGTTGTATTAACACCTTGATTAAGGAATATTTCTTGTAATTGTGGTACAGTTTTACTAATTCGCCATGTACTAGAAACAACCGTTTGCCAACCTAATTCTATAATTTTATTGTACCAACTAACAGAACTTTGACTCCAACGTTTACTCAGGCCAGGATTTAAACAACCATCAATATCAGTAAATATTACCTTTGCATCCATACTTTAATTAATAACTTTAAACTAACCAACACAAATATAGAATTAATAGCACAATTTGGCCACGCATGTAAATTAGCTGAATACAGAGCAAAAGTAAGACTCGTCAATGCAACGACAAGATGGTACCTAATACTATCAACTTTCGATCTACCGGTAGAAACCATCCAATAATTTAGAATCATTACAACTGCAGCTAGCCAAGACAGTATTTCTAATATATCATTAATCATATTCAAAAAAAGTTTAATTTAACTGGACCTATCTTTCCTGCTGAAAATACAACATCATTACTAACAAATCTAAGAGCTCCGTCCTTAACATAATAAGTTAAAATATTGATATAGAAACCTTTATAAGTAACAAAGTCTTCAACTATAAAATTTCTACCACTATTCATACAACAATTATATCAATTTTAAGCTTTGTTTAAAAATGACAAAAAACAAACAATATATAAACTATAAAAATATCACATAATAAGATATGTTACCTCATTTTAGTAATGTTTTAAGTCACAATCAGTTATACGAACCAGTTTATAAATCACTGTTTGAAATTACATTTGACTTACCACCAATTTTAGGCCGTACTACAACTGAAGTTCAGTTAATGCTTGAAAATGCAAGAAATATAACTTTACCAGTTACACCAGATATTGAAGTAACCAGTCAACGTTTTAAATACAGTACTCGTGCTTATGTTACCTTACCAACTGAAACACATATTGCTGACTTAGCAATTACATTTAACCTAAACGAAAATGATAAAAATGCAATTTTTGTTTGGAATATTCTAAAAGCCTGGTATGACTTAGTATGGAACTCACAAACTGGTGAAACTCATATTAAACGTGAAATAGTAGGCCGTATTATAGTAAATCAACACAACAAAAAAGGCCAAGTTGTTAGAAGAGTAACATATAATAATGTTCAAATATTTGGTATAGATGGAACAGAACTTAGTTGGGATGATACAAATCAAATTTTAGAAACATCAGCTCGTTTTTGTTCAGATTATTGGGAAGACATATACATTGATTTGTAAACAAACATATATAAAAATATATAAATCCTATAATTAGTAATTATAGGATTTTTTTTTATTTTATATGAAAGATAGAATACTACAAGCAATAAAGAACATACCAACATTAAGAGCACAGAGTTTTAATAAAAAATATCCTGAGTTATATTGTGAACTAATAGAATGGGCTCAAATAAATGATATAGTGTATACATACTTTCCAGAGTTAGTATGGCAAGCACTGTATGGACTTAGGCCAAAATGTAAATGTTGTACTAATACAACTAAATTTATTGGATTTAATCGCGGTTGGATGCAATATTGTAAAAATATTAAATGTAGAACAAGTGACCCGGAATGGGTTCAGTGGAAATTAGTTCGAGATCAGCAGGCATTAGAACAAAAATATGGTGCAGGTATTAAAAATATGTCACAAATACCAGGCTGGAAAGAAAAAACAGAACAGACTAAATTAAGTCGAACTGGTTACAAGTGGCATACGCAATTATTAAACGCTAGAAAAAATGCCTCTGAAAACATTATTAAAAACAGTCAAAAAATAAAAGATGGATTAGTTAAGAAGTATGGTGTTGATAATCCTTCTCTTATTCAGTCTATAGTTGATAAAAAGATAGAAACTTTTAATAGTAACAGATATGCTAAATATAATACAATTGCAGCTAAATATAGAGCATATTTTATAGAAGAGGTAAACAAATCTTACATCTATTTTCAATGTAGTAAAGGCCATTTTTTTCATACCAATTATCAATTACTACAAATTAGAAATACTAGAAATGAAGAAATATGTACACATTGTAATCTAATACATAAATTTACAAGTGTTGGTGAAACTAAGTTGTATCAATTTATTAGTGAAAAATATAGTGGTACTATTAAGCAAAGAGTAAAGACATTAATAGATGGTGAAATTGACATTTATTTGCCTGAATTAGGTATTGCGTTTGAATTTAATGGAACTTATTGGCATTCAGAGCTGTATAAAGATAAGCACTATCATTTAGATAAAACAGATAGTTGTTTGTTAAAAGGTGTTAAGTTAATTCATATATGGCAAGATGATTGGTTATATAAAAGAGAGATTGTTCAGTCTAGAATTTTAAACTTGTTGGGTAAAAGTAAAAAAATATATGCAAGAAATTGTACAATTAAAGAAGTTAGTAGTATGGAAGCAAACTTTTTTTAACAAAGAATCATATTCAAGGGCAATGTTTGTCTAAAGTTAGACTTGGTTTATATCATCATAATGTGTTAGTAGCTGTAATGACATTTGGTAAAAGAAAATTGAATGGTGGCCATTGGGAATTGTTGAGATGGTGTAGCGAATTAAATACTACAGTTATTGGTGGTGCTAGTAAGCTGTTTCAACATTTTATTAAAATTTGGAGTGTTGATATAATAACTAGTTATGCTGATCGTGATTGGAGTGTTGGTGATTTATATACTAAATTAGGTTTTGTTCAGATTGCTTCTACTGTACCTGATTACACATGGGTTGTAGATGGATTAAGAAGTCATCGATTGAATTGGTCTAAAAAGAAGTTAGTATCTCTTGGACTGTTAGAGGCAGGTGAGACTGAAGAACATTGCATGTGGAGATTAGGCCGATACCGAATATATGGTACAGGTAGTTTAAAATTTATTTATAATATATAATTTATGATTAAATCAATAAAAGAATTTAAAGAAAATAAAACTAATTGGACTCCTGTTATTCCAAGAGATTTGTTTAATAGCTCTAAAATATTAAAATGTGTTGGTAAATTATTACTTTTAAATCATAATAATCAAATTAATTTAGAATACGAATTTGATAATACTCCTTTTAATATTGATTTTGATTATATTTGGAATGGTTTATATATCACAAATATAATATTTAATAATTTACATTTTTATGTTCCTTATAATTCAAAGGAAGAATGGCCGTTATATTGTGTTTATAATGATGAGGAATATTCTGTATTTTCAAATACCGGTGAAATTACAAATGAATTTAAAAAACTTATTTCAAGTTTCTAGCCCAAGCTAATCGTTCTGCTTCTGTCATTTCTTTTAGTGGTTTCTTTACAACTTCTTTTGTTGTTTTTTTAATTGGTTCTTCTTTAGTTATAGCAATTCCGGATAGTTTAATCATTGGTTCTATTGCGGCATTTAAATTTGTGTATAATGATTTATTTGGATCTATTGTGTGTAAATGTCTATGTTCTTGATAACAAGAATAAATCGCATTTAATGGACATGATGGATATGAGTAGATTGCCAGACTACCAATCCAACCTAATCTGAAAATAATTTCATTATGATGTAAATGATGATATTGAACTGTTGTGTCTTGAGGATTAATTCTATTATTAGAATCAGTTAATGATGTACCTAAATCCATTTTAAAACCTTCAATAGACTTTAATTTGTGACATAGAGTACTATTACATACAATATAAATTGTTACTCTTTTTTGCATAAATCATTATATAAGTGGACTCTGTCTTGAACCAATTCTTTCATTACATATTCAACTTCTGTTGGATTACATTCCTCTAATTGTTGATTGCATTTAGATACTGCTTTATTAACAACTAGCCGCCAATTGGTTTGATCTCTATTCAAATAGTGTAACAAGTCAATTGAATTAATACCTATTACAGCATAATTATTTAATACATTATTACAACATTTATATAGAAAATTATTCATTGTTTTCAATATTAGTATCTGCAACTATATTTTCAATTTGGTATGTAACCATACCATTAATTTCATCTAATTCTTTGTCAATCAATTCACCAGCTGCACCTTCACTACTTGCTTTTACAATACCACTAACTTGAACAGTAGCAGTCCATTTATAATCTTGAGTTGATTGTTCTTCTTTAATTATGTCTGTAAATTTTTTCATTTGTTTTTATCATTTATTTCTTTTTGATTGTCTATTAAAAAATAGAATAAGTCTTCCATTAACTCTGGATCAGATGTAGACCATTGTTCAATGCCATTTTCTTCGTATGTACACACATATTCAGTTAATACTGTATCGCCTGGTTCTAGTATTTGATAATCTGCATCATCATAACCTTTAACTGATTCTGTATAGTATTCAAATCCACAACTAAAATATTTTGTACCATCAACACTATCAATACACAATTCCGATTCTTTGCGACCAATTGTTTCAATCGAAAGATCAAAAGAGATTTTAGTCCTGTATTTACCACCTATTAATAAATCGCGTTTTAGCTGTTCTAAATCTTGTTTGATTCGATGTTCTTGTTTAAATTCTTCAAATAATAAAAATTTTACTTTCTTGATTTTCTGGTCCATTTAATATGTTGAATTAAATTTATTGTGTTTTGATCTTTTAAATGAGATATTACTTTTTTGTTATGTATTGGAGACAGTAACGTTACATCTGGCACATATACAATTGCACCTTCAACTATAACACCATTAACACCAATTAAATCATTTGAACGTTCAGTCATATATACATATTCTAATGGACTAGTACTTTGTAACATTGCTTCAGTATAACCAATTGGTGTTGCAAAACGTTCAGTAGGTAATCCTTGTAATTCAGATACAATACTGTCAATATTTTGTTGAACAAAAGGCACATTAATATTTTCAGGTGCTGCAATTGGATCAGTAAAAACATTTCTAACAAGATTAATAGTACTGTCTTTATCTAACTGAATATCTAAAGCACTTTGAACTACTTGTTCAACTTCACGTGCCCGTTCTGGATTCTGAATATATAAGAATTCTTGAATCTTTTTTATTCTGGCACTAGCTGCGCGCCATTCTTCTATATTTCTTAACATAAATTATATATTGAAAGCTTTAGGAATTTTTTCACTTAAATCGGACAAAGTTAAAACAGTCGATACTTTATCAGTTGCAAAATCAATTAAGGTCCAAGTTAATTTGTTTGTATTTTTATATAAAATAAATCGGTGACCACTTTGACCACTTTCACTCGTTTGAATAGCGTTTTGTAATGACCAAAAATGTTTAAATGGTCCATTACTATCAACAACTTCAATCCAGCCTGTTCTAGGCATTTTGATCAGAATGATCTTGTTTAAGATCCAAGTCTGTATTCTTTTAATCCAACCCATTGACTATTTAATTTATTTATTCGTTGTCGGCACAATTTAATAGATCTCCAATTTTCCACCTCTGTCCAGTCTGACCAATATGGTGTATCTAAAAGTATTTTAGACATTATATAAAGGTGTCCAGATTTTTGTGTCCTCCATTCAAAATCAATCCATTCTCTACACTCGATTTTATACCTCTTTTCTGATTTAACAAAAAGATCACATAATTTTTCAATTGGTGGTATTTCTAATTTCGTACACATTTTTATATAGTTTATATATAAAAAGGGTTAATTGGTAGACAGACTAATTTCCATTGAATTAAAAGCATATACTTTTTTTAGATTATTAGAAATCAGGCACCAATTTGCCTTAATTGATTTGTTTGAATGTTTCTGTTCAGTATCAATATGGTTCTTCTTATATCTAATCATAGTTCAAAGCCACTTAGTGCGTTACTATCTAAATCTTGATTTAAACTACCAACAACATAAGTTGTTATTTCTGCTTCTTGAGGTGCAGTTTGTACTGATTTAGACTCAGTCCATTTATTAATCCAATTGATTGGATTTTGAACTTTATCAAAAATTGGTTCTAATTTAATAATTTTCATTCTATTATTAGTTAACCATTTCATATATTGTGTTAAAATTTCAGCGTTTAAACCAAGCATTTGACCATCTTTAAAGATATATTGAGCCCATGCAATTTCTTCATCAGCAGCATCTTTAAACATTTGAACTACGATTGGTTGGCATTCTTTAACAACTTCTTGAAAGCCTTCATCTGGATTGTCCATTAAACATTTAATAATATAACTAGTAAAACCCATGTGTAAAGACTCATCTCTATTGATTGCTTCTATTATTTTTGCATTACCATGCATCCTTTTATTTTCAGCAAAACAATATGAACATGCAAATGATACATAAAATCTGATTCCTTCTAAAATATTAATTGATACTAATGTTAAATATAACGCCTTTTTGTTATTATGTAGTCGCTCTTGTTCTAATTGTTTTAATTTTTTACCAAAACACCAACTAAATGGTTCTTTTAGAATTGGCCATTCTTTACTCTTTTCTATAATTCTTTCAGCAAATGTTTGATCAGCTGCGTTTTGTTCAAACTGTTCAATCAACTTATCATAGTATTGAGTTACTGAACTTGCTCTTTTAATAATTTCTGGATCTTTTAAAACACCATCAAATATGGTGCTTGGATTGCTATAAATACCTTTGATAATATAAGTATATGAATAAGAATGTAGTGTTTCAAAAAATTCCCAAGTTTTGGCAAAAGCTTCAAATTCTGGATTACTAGACCATTTTAGCAGGTTATTAATACCTCTCGACTGAACAGTATCTAATACTATTTGATAGCCGATATTTAAGGTAAATATTTTTTGTTGAGCTGGTGTTAGTTGTTCAAAATCAGCTTTGTCTTTTTGAACACTAAATTCTTCTGGTCGCCAAAAATATGATAGTTGTTTTAAAAACTGTTCAAATAGATGTTTATATCTAAATTTGTCATACCGTTGAATACCTAAATTTTGACCAAAAAACAGTGGTTCTTTGGTAAAATCAACATCGTTTGTATTCATAATTTGTGAATTTTTATTCTCTTCTTGCATAAATCAATTATATGTTTTATTCTACTTTTATAAAAATTTAAATAATATTTATTCTAAATTATAAACTACAAGCACCGCTTTCACAACCTGTTGTATCTTCTTCTGCATTTTCAATATCTCGTTTGTCATCATTATTTGCATAATATAGTGTTTTTAAACCCATTTTATATGCATATAATACATCTTTTGTTACAGAAGTAACAGAAGTTCCTTCTGGCGTCCATTTATAAAAGTGGTTAGCTGAAATAGATTGATCGATCCATTTTTGAATTGTTGCACAAATATTAGTATATCCAGTATTGTCTGGCATATCAAATGCTAATTCATATTTATTTTTTAATTTAACTGCTTCAGGTGCAACCATTTTTACAATACCAGCATTTGATTTGCGAGATGATACTAAAGTTCTCATTGGGTCAATACCTTGAGTTGCATTTTGTACAACCGAATTAGACTCGGCTGGAAAGATACAAGATAAGACACTATTTCTTAAACCATGTTGTTTAATTCTGGTTCTTAAGCCTTCCCAATCACATTCTGGTTGACGGGTAAATAACTTATCAACATTTTTATTATAACGATCTATTGGTAAAATACCATCTGCATAAGTTGTTTTATGGAACCATTCACACTTACCTTGTTCTTCTGCTAGCTTACAACTAGCATCCAATAAACTCCATTGAATATGCTCAAATAGTTCATCTATTTTTGGTAAAGATGCAGGATCTGAATATTTTAAGTCATTTTTAGCTAACCAATATGCAAAATTAACAACTCCACAACCAATTGATCTGCGCTTTAACATTTTTTTAGCTGCATTAATTGGATATTCTTGATGACTAATTATAAAATCACAAATTCGGACCATATACTCACTACACTCATATAGTTCTTCTCTTGTTTTAATTTTACCTAAATTATGACCAGCTAAAACACAAAGAGCAACTTCACCTTCACTTAATGTTTCAGTTGCGGCTTCACTATCAATATCATATATTGATGTCATTTCTTTCACTGGAAGTACCACCTCTTGACATAAGTTCGATTGTTCTAAAAGTTCTTTAAATGGACTATTGGTATTAGCATTATCAGCAAAAAAAGCATAAATTCGAGCTGTTCCAATTCTCTCGGTGATAAATTGTGTCATTAAATCTTGAGCTTTAACCCATTTTTTATTAATTGATTTATCCTTTTCATATTTTAAATACAACTTATCAAACTCTTCATTCTTACCAAAAACAGCTTGCATATCTTTAACGTCATGTGGACTAAATAGTGCAACGTCTTTGCCTTCTAGGACACGTTGAAAAAATAATTTAGAAAAACAGATTGAATAGTCAATATGACGAACTCTGTTATCATCAGTACCTTTGTTGTTTTTAAGTACTAAAATATCTTCAATTTCTTTATGCCACCATGATATATGTATAGTGGCGCTACCACGTCTGAGTCCTCCTTGAGAACACGAATGAACTGAACTTTCCATTTGTTTTAAGAATGGTATTAATCCAGTATGTACAACTTCGCCTGTTCTAATTTTACTGCCTTTAGCACGAATAGAACCAGCATGAATACCAATACCTGCTCGTTTACTAACATATTTTGTAATTGCAGCATTAGCATAAATAATAGAATCTAAACTGTCACCAGCTTTAATTAATGTACAAGAACTATATTGACGTGTTGGTGTTCTGATTCCGGCAATAACAGGAGTTGGTAAACTAATTTTTTGAGTTGTCATTAAGTCATAACATTTCTTAACACGTTCTAAGCGTAAGTCTCTATTTGGTTCTTTCATAAACACCGTCATTGCAATTAGCATATAAGCATATTGTGGTGTTTCATATAGTTGTCCATTTGAACGGTCTTTTACTAGATATTTATCTAGTAACTGTTGAATTCCAGCATAAGTAAATTCATAATCTCGCTTATGTTTAATATATAAATTAAGTATTGAAACATCTTCTGGTTGCCACCATTCTAATATTGTACTATCATATACACCTAAAGCTATATTTTTTGTAATTACATTCCACAAATGTGGCATTGCTTCGTTTGTTTTTACTTCAAATATTTGTTTTCGTATTAAATAATTTAGCAAATTTCCGGCTACCCATTGATAATTAGGTGTCTTTTCTGAAATCATATCAACTGCCGATTGAATTAAAACAGTATGTATTTGTTCCGTTTTAATACCAGGAAAAAATTGTATTTGAGCATTCATCGCAATATCAGATGCAGAAACACCTGTAATTCCGTCAACAGCCCATTCTAAAACCTTATTAATTTTTTCTTCATTTAATTCTTCTTGTTGACCATTTCTTTTTGTTACTTTCATATATCAGTTAAAATTTTTATAATTGTCTTTTATATATCACAAGGGTCTACTAATGTTTATAATTTTTAAAGTAAACCAATCAGGTTATATGTGTCTTATTTTTTTATGTATTTACAATTATATATTTTTATGTGTATTTTAAGCAATTAAGAATCAACTAGATATATATAAGATATAGACAATAAAGATTTATATCTAGTTTAATTTTTTTTTTTTATTATTTTTATATTATTGATTATCAATTAGTTATAAATAATTTTATTTTTAACATATAGTTTTACAAATATTTATATTATATTTGTATTATGATAAAAGCAAAAACAACATTAAAATCAACGCTTGAAGAATACGGATATAAATTGAGTGATTTAATTTATCCATCGAACGGACTTGAAATGGCGATAGAAGAAGCTATGAAAAGACACGCTGAATTTTATCATGAAAGCAAGGTTAAAAAATTGAATAAACCTACTGTTATAAACAGTCAATTTAAAAGAAAATAAATTAATTTAAAAGAAAATAAATAAATTATTGTTTACATTAAAAAGAGATTACAACGATTCAATTATTTTGGTCGCAAATAATCACAAAGACTTAGAGGATTATTTACGTTCAAATTATGATTTTCATAAAATAACAGTAAGAGATGATTCAGTTAGTATTATTGCTCGTGAGGGTTATGAAACAGAATTTGGTAAACTTGAATGGATACGTCAAGTTTAATTGCCTATAACATAACACGTGCGACTTGCGGGAGTACGGATCAATTAAACAAAATGTATTATGAAAAAAGATAAAATATGAAAACAGACTCTAAAAATAACAACACATCCACTGAGACAAATAATGTATTAGCTGTTCGTTTTATTTCAGAGAATATTATAGTGGATAGATTTCCTATTGTAAAAGAAATAAAAGCAGGAGTTAAACACAGTGTTACTCTCTCATTTTGCGTGGGCAGACATCACAACTAAATATGGAAGCATTCATAACAAAACAAGAAAAGAAACTTTACAAAGCGTTACAAACCTTGTTGACCCACTCAGTTGATTCAATAGGGCTACCAAAGAAAGCAACATCAAAGCAACTTTACAAAGCAAGTAAAGCACTTAATGATTATGATAAATATCAACGTGAGCACCGAGCTCAGGCAAAGCAAAATTGAGTATAAATTTTTGCACTGGAATGTGTCTGAGGCAGTTAAATATTTTAAATAAAAAGTGATGGAAAATTTAAACATTGAAAAATTGATTGAAGATTTATGTTGTGTAAATCCAAAATACGACAAAGCAGATATTGAAAGACTTGAAAAGGAATTTAACTGCGAGATAAGTTACTCAACTGAAAAACACCACGAATTGCAATTAACTTATTTTTATGAAATTGACTTTGGTAAAGAAGAAAACTTTTATATTGAAATTGAAATTGGAATAAATAATGGAACGCAAGTAAATAGTGCTGAATGGGGAACTAATACTTTGAGCAAGACAAAAACTATTGAACTGCTTAAAGACGTTATTTTTAATGATGAAGCATTTGAAATGTGTTATAATGACAAAGAAGAAAATAAAAATTTTACTAAACAGAAAGCAAAGATAATTTTTGAAAGAGAAAAACATAAACTTATTGAACTACACCGAAAACAAAGATATGACAATTATGTTACTGGAGGTGGAACAAATAAGACTGACAAATACTATAAAGACGAACTTTCAAAATTATCTGAAATGGGAGTGTTTTGGGAATATGTGTATGAAGAAAAAGAAGTTGATTGTAATTTTGTTTAGATGCGGTGGCTTTTATTTATTTAACATATTTAATTGAAGCTAACGTCCCATAGCTATGCGAAGTGTTCAATTAGAATTAATTTAAAAAATACAGTATAAAAAAAAATTAAAAAGATTGATACTACACCAGTTAAAGTCCGTTAGAATTATAAATAATTAAAAATAAAATATATGAGCGATTTACTTAAACAATACAAAGGCGAACAATCAAATTATGATTGTTTAAAAGCAGAACTTCAAAATGTAATTGAAGAGCTTGAAAACGTAAACAGGTTAAAAGTTACAAATGAATTTGCAGAAGATATTTTGCAAGAAATTAAAAGTATTAGGTTATCGATAATGGGTATATGTGATTAATGTGTTGGCTAATTGATGCTAACGGGTGAAGCTATATGAAGATGTGTGTAGCGATGTAAAAATAGTCTATAAAAGATAAGGTATAAAATTTACGACTTATGAAATGGATAAAACCAACAAAGACAAATTAATCTCATTAAACGTAAAAAAAAAATGTTGGAAATGATAAAAAAAAAAAAAAAAAAAAAAACCATTAAACGTTTTATTATGGAATTTAATTATCAATAATAAAGACAACATTTTTAATTAAATTAATAAAATATTTATTCAAAATATGTTATTCATTTTTAAGTTATTGATAATCAACAATTTATAAAATTCAACATACTCTATATCAATAGAAACATTATATTTACAACATGAAAAGTGATTATATAGCAAAAACAAAATTACCAAATTGTCCGAAAGAATCAATAATAAAATGGAATGGTTCATATTATATTTATGCTGCAAACGGGCAAAGATGTCAATATGATGTTGAAAATGAACCAGATTTTTTTAAACTTATTAAACCAGCTAAATATGTTAAAGGTTTTAAATGTGCTATAAAATTAAATGGTATAATTCAAACATGTAAGCCTGGAAATATTTCAGGTTATGCAATATTAAGTTCTATTAGATATTCTAAGTCACAAGAAATAGAAACAGAAATAATCGATTGGTGTCCAGATATTGAAAAATATGTTATTAAGCATGATAATAAATATTTATTGGTTAAAGAAGCAGCAATTACGCCAATTATTAATTATTGGTTTATAAATTCAACAATGGATGTATGTCAAATCCGTTTAGGCAAAGACAAAGAAAAAGATAGAAAAAGAAAACAGAGTGGTAATTTCTTTAATAATAAAGAATGCTGTCAAAAGGCGCTAAGTAGTGTTAAAATTGTATTATTTGAATTATTATAAAGTTATGAAAAAGATAAAAACATTAAAACAGCTAAAAGAAGATTTCTATATTTCAGTAGATAAAAAGAAAGTATTGCTATATACAAAAGAACCATGCAATACTAGTAGAATGGTACATAAATATCTGTGTAGTTTAGATCGAATCGATAGAAGTTTTCAATTAGTTGGTAAAACTATTACAGATCGAGCAGACTTATTAAAAAGAGTAAAAGAGTTTATTGAAAGTTTGCCTTATGATAGCGAATACTATCATCCACTCTGGAGAAAAGAGTGTTTTTGTCAATTTATTATTATTGATTGGATGAGTTCCATTGGTTTCAATTATTTAGGTAACGGTTACGACAGAACTGAATGTTTTTTCAAATTAAAAAGACACGGAATTTATAACAATACGATTAGTGATACTGTATCAATTAAAGGATTAGACAGTTTAGATTCTAAAGTAGAAATTATTTTACATACAGATAAATACTCGTGGGTTAAAATAGAAAGTGACAGAGAACCAGAATCTATTAAAAAGGCTGTTTCTTCTCTATTAAAACCATATTGTTTAGACCAATCTGTATCTTTATTGTTGTTTGCCGATAAATTAGAAAAAGAAATGTCAAATGCTGATGTTTTATTATCTCAAATTAAAGAATATGATATTCAAACACAACGTGTAGAATTAAAGAGCAAATTACTAGAATTAGCTAATCAATTATAAGTGGCGCAAAAAACATTATTATTAGCATCTTTAAATTTAAGATATGGAAACAATATATTTTCAAACAAAAGGAATAAGGCCACAATATTGTGAAGTTGGAATAATACACAAAAGTGACCCTGAATATATTTGGTATTTAGACGAACCTTGTAAAATTTTAATTAGTGAGGTTAAAATCATACCAAAAGAGAATGTTACTTATGACAAAAAAAGTCGGTCGTATCTTGTTCATAAAAGCAGCTTATAATATTATCAGGCTTAGAGAAGTGTTTTTTTATGGATTAAAAATATAAACAAAATGAAAGAAAAACGAATGAGATAGAAATACAAAGAGAAATTTTAAACCAAGTTATTAAAAAGACTATTAATAGAATTAAGGAACTTCAAATAAGACTTGAAGCTGAAAAACAAGATAGACACAATTTAGGTATGTTTGAAGCGCAAACTTACCACTAACGTTTTCGGTATAGCCGCACAATGGTTTATTAACTTAAAAAAATATAAAATGGAAGAATTAAAAAACAAAGTAGTTGACAGCGGTAAAATTAAAGAACTTGTTGACTATTTGGCGAAAGAAGCAAATGGTAATCACACAGAGTTTAGAGTAGTGATTTACGAAAACGGTACTGGCTATGCTCACGTTATGAATCGAGATAGTACAAGTTTGAATTTTGAACTACCAAGTTTTTTTATTAAGCGAAAGGAATAGTTTTGTGTATATAGTGTGTTATAAGGTTATTTTAATGCCACTTATGCTATGTTAGTTTTAGTTGCTTTGTTTGGGATTTAAAAATAATTTAATTATGAGTAGATATAGAGATAATTCAGGAATAGATAATACTTGTCCAAAGATTAACGAGGTTATTTCAGCTGTTGATTCTGTTAATTGGGACGAAGATAGTTATTGGGATGCGAAAATAATAACTGAAATAATGGAGAAAATTCGCAAAGCTAACTCTGATTTAAGAGATTGGGGAAACCAAATGTGTAGGGAACGAGATGAGTTACAAGATCAATTAGATGATTTAGAAAAGGAAAATAAAAATCTAAAATCAGATATTGATTATTACGAAAAAAAAGTTAATGAACTTGAAAACAAAATCAATTCACTTGAAGACGAGCTTAGTTGTGTATTGGAGTCAGTTGAATCTAATGGATAAGTATTGGAGTAGTAAAACAAAAAGTGGCATCTGTGAGCCTAAATATTAACTAAATTTAAATTTTAAAAAAATGAAAAACGATTTAACACCTTTTGAAAAAAATATATTAAAATCAATTAACTTAAATAATAACACAAATTATAATCATAAACATCTTATGGAGTGGAACAGTAAAAAAGAAACACTTGAAAAAAACATACAAGAAGGAGAGTTGATTTATGAGTCGCTTGGTTGTTATGTTGCAATAAAGCCCTAAATAAAATAGGTTAAATATACCTATAATGAAAAATTAATTAAAAAAAAATATGATAACTAAAGAAAAACTAACAGAATTAGGTTTTGAACAAGGAAATTCAACTAAAGATTGGAATGAATGTTTTTTTGGAAATTTTATCTACAAAACAGCGAAAATTGTTTATTTTTAAATCCAGAAACTGGACAAATTGATATATCTAATTCTAAAGACCAAGATTTTTATATTGCTAAGAAAATTAACACTCTTGAACAATTAGTTATAATTATTGATTTTCTTTTTGATTACAAATTATGTTAGAATCAGTATCTTACGTCCGCTTATTTGAATGGAATATTAAAGAAAAACATTTTCTTAATTTTACATTTTATTGTTTAATTGGTCATCAAAGTAATGATCTTGTTTATGGAGCTCTATATAAAATTAATGAGAATCAATACGTTTTTCAACAACATAAATGGATAGAACTTAATAAAGGAAAATCAGTGCCTAAAGTTGTTGCTGAAATTAATTATAAACATAAATTGGTTGGGCCTGAAATTTGGAATAGTTTTAAAAAGTTAGATCAGGCTGAGTATTTTGGTAGAGAAATAAATGATGAAAAATCATTATTTTGATTTCTTCCATTCTTTATAATCATTCCAAACATCTTCATCAGCCGATCTTGCATTACCACTACCTGTAATCCAACTATTAACACGACCCATTGCCCATTGATGTTGACTTGCACCAGGTCGATGCCCAGTTTTCCAAGCAGCTAAACCTCTATTATAAACTTGTTTAAGAAAACGAAATGGTATTCCAGTCTCTTCTGATTTATTTTTTAATCCTTTTTCCCAATTTTCTTTCTTTTCATTCTTTCCATATTTTTTATGATATGCAATAGTAGCAGGTGATAATTTGGTTGAATGTGTAGGTTTAGATGTGTTGCCGTGTTTATGATCAGCAGGCCAATCATTATAGGCACTACTATCATCATCAGCTTTTTTAGAATGTTTATTTATTTCATCCTTCATTCTCTCCTTATCAGCTTTAGTTGGAGCACTTAGATATGCCGGATTTATTTTTTTTTCTCAGAAACATCATCATATATTAAACATGTGTGAACTTCTTCAATATCATCAGCAGATGTTGTAATATGATCTACAGCCCATGGATCCAATGTCGATAACTTATCTTCAGGTAGTTGTAACAATTCTTCTAACTGATCTTTCATTTTTTGTAGTTTTGGCAACATCATATAATTGTAACCAACTGAATGTTTATGCCATGTTCTTCTTTAAATTGAGAGCAAATACATTGATCTGCACATTGACATGCAGAATTATTGGTATAAATATCGCCAATTGATTCTTTAAAATCTTTTAATTTTGTTATTATATTTTTATATATTATGGATTTATTTTAAAAAGACTAGATTCAGTTACTATTTTAAATTGAAAGCCTCTAGATTGACACCATTCTTTAGCAAAATGCCATTTATGATTATTTTTTGTCCAGGTTTGACTTAAATATTCTAGTGATCTCATTTTAGAAGCAGAAATATGGCCTTTTGGCACAATTGGTTCTTGTGTTTCTTGTTCTGGTTTTATTTCAACTATAAATGTTCCTTTTACTGTTTCCATATAAAAATCAGGAATATATGTTCGTTGTTTGCCTTTAAAATCAATATATGTTATTCTATGTATCTCTGAGCCCCATTTTAAAACACCAGTATTTAGATCACAATATTTCATAAATCTAAGCTCCCAGCTTGATCTATAATAACATTCATCAGGATTACCGATATATTTTAAAGGGTGTTGAAGTTTATACAAACCTTGTTTGTATTCAGTTTGACTTGACGGGATATGTTTAGACATATTCTATACAGTTTAGATTTCTATGTTGTGTAAATTTTATATAATTTTTAATTTTAATATCTTTAGAAATATCAGAATAAGTAATCATCTTTATATTTTTATATATTGTTTACAATCAATATAATTGTTTATAATGAAATATATGTTGTTACTATTATTTTTATTAACTGGTTGTAAAAGTTTGTTGATTAAAGAATGGACTGATAAATGGAATATTCGTCATCAGTTATGGAAAAAACAATAAAACTGGTGTAATAGACACCGTAACTGTTGATTTAAATCAACGTTCGTCTCCTACCGATTTTACAAAATAAACATTTATCCAACGTTTTTATATAATTGTTATGAGAATGAAAACAAATTTAACTAATTTTACAAAATTTGCTAAGGAGCGTAGGGTTCAGCAAAGTCAAATTAATAAAACATTTGGTTATACAACATCGCCAATGGTTATTGAAGAACGTCAACTAAATGCATCTACAATATCAGTATTTGACCGTTTAATGATGGATAGAATTATATTTTTAGGTGAAGAAATTGATGATTTTGTAGCTAATATTATTAATGCACAGCTGCTGTATTTAGATAATGAATCTGAAAACACAGAACCAATATCAATCTATATTAATTCGCCTGGTGGTAGTTGTTATTCAGGCTTAGCAATATATGATACAATGCAAATGATTAAATCTCCAGTTCACACATATATTATGGGCTTGGCTGCTAGTATGGCCTTTGTTTTAGCATGTTCTGGTGAAAAAAAGCATAGATATTCATTAAAACACAGCAGAGGTATGATGCATCAGCCTTTATCAGGCATTTCTTTTAGTCAAGCAACTGATATTGATATATTTAATAAAGAAGTCCAATCAATTAAACAAGATATGGCTGAAATAATTTCTAAACAAACTAAAAACGATTTACAAAAAGTTCTAACTGATATGGACAGAGATTGTTGGATGAAAGCTGATGAAATGATCAAATATGGCGTTATTGATAAAATAATTAACAAATAAAATAGCTCAATTTAAACAGGTTTGTTTAGATTTAGAAACTATGTTAATAAATTTATAATTTATTTGCTCTATTTTTAAAAATTTCAGCAATATGTGGTAAATTTAATTTAGTAGCAGCATTTGCTCTATTATTTGCTTTTTCTTTATTATCAATAGAATTGGCCATTATAGTTGCTAATTGAATTTCTTTAGATTTGTCACCTTTAGCTTTATCAATTATACCTTTAATTCTTAATGTGTCTTTATCATCACTATCGTTGTTTGACATTTTAGAAACTAATTGATTGCCATTTACAGTTTGCATAATGGCTATCATATCTTTTAAATCGTTTCGCATGTCTTTTTGATTATATTCAACTTTTAACCATTTCTGAAAATCAGAATCAGATATTTTATTTAATTCATTCTGAAAGAATTGACTAGCTGTTGATAAATATTTATGCAAATCTTCTTCAGATTTTATTCCTTCTAAATATTCTGCTACTTTACACACAATTTCATCATCTGTAACTTTACTCATTTTTGCCATTGCTAACATACGATCTCCAACAATTTCTAGCAACTGAGGACTAGCTAAATTAAAATTAGTTCTACCATTTGTTCTAGCATCAACTCTAGGATTTCGCATATCAACTTCAGTTTCCAAACTACACCAAAATTCCCAATTAGAATTTCTACTATTTTCCCACATACCATCTGATATTTGACCAGATAATTCATTATCCCATAAAACTTTTTGAGTAAAATTTCTAAAATAGATAGTACCTCTAGATTCTCTATTTTCTAAAACTAATTTAAATTTGTCTATTGTCGTAATCATAAATTATATATTGTAAAAATAATATATAATTTATGAAAAATGAAATTATAGGAGAAAAAATTAAAAAAGATTGGTTACCTAAATATTTATATCATATTAGTCCACAATCTAATAGATCACTAATAAAAAAATCTGGTATTATACCAAAAACCGGTGGACGAACAAAATTAAATTTATCATATTCTCCGAGAATTTATTTAGCTACTAGTTTAATAGCAGCTTATTCTTTAATGGAAGAATTCCAAAATTGGAAAGATGAGGAATATGATATTTATGAAATTGATACCAAAGATCTAACAGATGATTTTTATGATGATCCTAAATTTATGCATGGTGTTTTTACAACTCAATCTATCTCTTTTAATAATATCACTAAAATAATAGATCCAAAAACATTGTATTTCGATCCTGAAGATATAGAACAAATCTATTTACAAGATTGGCATGATTATGAACCAATAGAACCAAAAGTTAAAGAAATGATTACTACAATTCAAGATTTTAAACTCCATTTAGAAAAGAAAAAACGATTAGAATGGAATGATAGTGACGCTCCAGATGCTAATGGGCGATTTAAAGAATATGGAATTAAAAAGTTGGCTCGTTGGCTAATTAGAACACGTAATCGAGATTTAAAAAGAATTGTTGGCAGTTTAAATCAACAAATTGCTTTTAATAAAAACGATGAACCAGAATTTGCTGCTAAAATGAAAAAAACAAGGAAGGAAGTTTATCGTCAATTAGGTAGAGAAGATCTTTTAGATTAAACTTTTAAACCAATTATTTAAAGCTTCAAGTTGTGATTGATGAATCGGTAAATTCTTATCATAAGCACTAATCCAAATGAATTGATCACACTCTGGGAATGGACTAGTTATTCCATTATCTACCATTGAGCTACAAACTAATTCCTGTTCTAAAACACCTGATTCTATTTCTAGAACCCAAGAATATAACTTTTTTGGTTTCTTTTTATATTGAATTGGTTCTAATTGAGCTAATACTTTATGCTTATAACAATTTAAAATGATTCCTGTTTCTTCTTGTAGCTCTCTAACTGCTGCTTGGTAAGAGTCTTCACCAACATCTGCTAATCCTTTTGGAATAGACCAAGTATTAGAACCTGTATTTTTACAAATTAAAAACTTATCAGCTACAAATAAGAATATGCCATGCGTCTGTTCCATTTATAATAATTTCCAATATTTAATTTTTACAATGTTCCAAGTTCTAAATTCAAATCTCAAATCTTCTACTCATTTTTTAAATTGTTTATGTCAAGCCGCAAAATGAAGTATTAAGAACAAATTGTCACATGCCTTGTGAATTAAATTTAACCAAAAAAGCATCACGACTGCTCCAAACTTCACTATTACTATATGCTTTTTGATATTCCTCATTCAATCTTCTTTTAAACTCACTCACCAAACTTTCAATAGCTTCTCCGTTCATAGGTTCAACTGCATGAAAATGTACTCTTATTCCTTTGTGTATTCCAGCTTGATAAGCAAGTTTCATTTGTTGCTTAAAGTAATTTTTGGAATACCAAATTTCTTCTTTTCCGTTTCGTTCTCTTATTAAAGTGTCCATCGCTTCTTAATTTTTACAGCCTATAACAAAATATAACCAAAAATGGGAGCTGTGTGCCATCATTTAGCTATTATGCTTCTAATTTACTTTTGAAGTAAGTTGGGTTCAGTAATTTAAATCAAGCCTACGCACCAGTAACGGTATGTACTTTACCGTATCTCATTTCTTCTTCAATCCCAATAACTAAATCTTTAATTTGCTTTACAGCTTTTTCGGTTGCATTCTTAATTATTGTGTCAACACTTCTTCCTTTAAATAACATCTGCTCACATCTTGCTCATTCAAATAATTCATCACCTTTTAAAATTGACTTCATAATTTTGTTTACCACTTCATCAGGGTTTCCAGTTATTGAAATCTCAATAAATAATTTATCACCTATCTTTTCTGCAAAATGCAGAGTGCTTTCATTTTTAGCTTCCATTGCTTTAACTTTTTATTATGTTTCGTATCTACTCTATTTTAGTGTCTTCTATTATCGAAAATGCTCCTTTATGAATTTCTATTACCCTATCAAAATGTTTTCGATTTAATTCAGAATGATGAATGATCATAATATTAATACCTTTTTCATTAGCCCATTTTTTAACTAATTTTAACACATCTTCAATGCCATCAATATCAACAGAAGCAAATGCTTCATCTAATATTAAAATATTAATAAAACGCGATAATCTAGTCATTTTTAGATATGCAAACATGATTACTAAATTGACTTTTTTAGCTTCACCTGTTGATAATGTGTCTGGATCTATTTCATTGCCCCATTCATAAATATGCGCATCAAAATCAGAATCTAATTTAACAGAAAATCGTGTATTTAATTCAATTAAATCTTCACCAATAAATGAATTTAGAGTCGGCACTATTTCTGCTATAATATCACGTTTAATACCTTTTTCGCCCCATATTGGTAATAATAATTCATGTACTGTTTTTAATTGATCTAATTTTAGAAATTCTATTTCTATTTGGTCTTTTTCAGATTGGACAGAAGCAATACTTTGTACAATTGGTTCTACATCTGGTACTGACCAATCTTTACTCTTTTTAATTTCAGTTTTTAGTTCTGTTATTTTAGTAATACAATCTTGCCAATTAATATCTATTATAGATAGTTTTGATTTAGCTTCATTTATTTCATCGTTATTATCTGCAACAGTTTGATCTAATTCTTTTAATATTTGATCAATACTAACTTTTCTTGTATGTAGTTCTTCTTTTATTGCTAAAGCAAATGATAAATCAGTACCGCATGTTGGACATTTACCACTATTAAATAATTCGATTTTACTTTCAACGTCTCTTCGATCTCTGGCGGCTTCAGCACGTTTGTTTTTTACTTGTTCTAGCTCTGTCTTCAGTAATTCGATACCAGTTTGAAATCTTTCTCTTTTCTTTTCTAACTTTTCATATACAGGTCTTAGCTCTTCTAAAGATCTTTTTAATATCTCTACTTTGCTAGCAGTGTCATTTTCTGCTTTTTCTCGGATTTGTTGAATTGATGATTCTAACTGAGCAATTTGTCGATCATAATTAAAAATTTGGCCTTTTAAGCCACTCCAATCCGCTGCACTCTTTTGGGCCAAACTTTTTAATATTTTATGCAATTGATTGACTTGTTCTAAATTAAATAACTTATCTAAGATTGAACGTTTATCTTCTGGTGATAAGTTAATAAAATCTTTGAATATATTAACATTAACAGATATAAATGATTTAAATGTTGCAAAATCATAACCTGTTATTTGATCAATTCGTTCTTGTAAATTGCTTGCTTTTGTATTTGGTTTACTGTTTTCTAGCAATTCTGTTTTTAGACTACCTTGAAGTTTACGCTTAATTTCTATTTGATAATCTAATGTACTAAATTCGACACCAGTTTCACCATTACCATTAACGCGATTTGGTATTAACTTTTGACTTAATCTCTTACCACGTTTATTTAAGCATTCTCCAAAAAGTGCTAAATCTAAAGCAGATAACATTGATGTCTTACCATTACCATTTTTAGCTGTTATTAAAAAAAGTTCACCTTTATCTGGATGGAATTCGACACATTGTACTTGATCGCCATACGAAAACAGATTTTTCCACCACCATTTTTTAATTTGTACTTTCATTTTTCAATTTTAATAATTCATTTTTAGACCATTTAGATAAGATTGCTGTGCATAATAAGTTTGGATCGATCTCTTTATCATCTACAGAAACAAAAGAATCTAATGTTGGATGAACAAAAAGAATACATTCATTCCTGTAATTATCATAACCAAACTTAAATATTAGTCCGAGTCCATTAATTGGATGATTGCATTTAATTTCGCCTAACAGTTCACCATATTCTATCCATAATTGGTTCATTACAACAATTATATAAATTACAAACAATATATAAAAAAATGATAACATCGATTAAAGTATTTAAAGAGGTCTTTAAGCCACACAATTTGGCCGCTCGTCAACAGGAGTTGAGAGAGCAAACAATAAAGATGTTAGGTCAAGAAGTTGTTGATGGTGATTTAATAGTAGAACCTTGGGTGTTAGAATTAAATTTTGATAAAATAAGAATAAAACATATTAAAGGTGATTTAGATATACATAATTTAAAATTAAATGAAATACCAGAATGGATTAGTTTAATAAAAATTGATGGCGATTTTGATTGTAGTATTAATAATTTATTGGATCTTAAAAACAGTCCAAAAACACTTTTAGGATCATTTTATTGTAATACAAATACATTAACGTCTTTAAAAGGTTGTACAAAAATGATTGGTAAATCATTTGTATGTAGAAATAATAAATTAACTTCATTAGAAGGCGGTCCAGAATGGGTTGGTAATGATTATATTTGTTCAGAAAATAATTTAAAGTCAGTTAATGGTATTGCTGATAAAATTAATGGTGATTTTATATGTAAAAATAATTCTATAAAATTATTTAAAAATGATATTTATTCATATATAACAAAAGTTGGAGGAGATATTATTTTAAAATGATAGAACAATTTAAAGAATTAATTAAAAATTTAAGCTGGTCTGATATTAGTTGGACACATAGATATGGAATAAAGTCTCAATACTGTGCTCAATTTCCAACTGAGATTGAGGTATTAAGATCTGCAATACAAGGTACTACTAAGCCTGGTTCATTGGATTGGCATTGTTGGCAATTTTATTTTAAAGATATTTATCAACCATTAAATCGTATTCATTTTCAACATGGTATACCTAAAGTGCTAAGAGGTATAGGATTTGGAACAAAACTATACAGATCTTTAATCCAACATCTTGGTTATGCTTCATCTGAACCAAATAGTTCAGAAATGGCAACTAAAGTATGGCAAAAATTGGTTCTAGACAACTCATTAAAAACCTATCAACACAACGGTTGGACTTTATGTATAGCAGATCCTAAACTTGAAAAGGTTGCATTACAGACATGGCAATCAGCATTGCGATCAGAATTAGGCTTGGTTATTCAAGAATCATTAACTAAAGTAGATTCTATTTGGCGTACAACTTCAAGTGAATGGTTAGATAATTTAATTAATAAAGGTTGGATTCAAACACATGGTAAAAAATTTATATCTTTATCACATGAACAGGATAGTGGAGGTCAAGATAATTATGGTGATGTTACTATTCAATTTAATAAAGATCTATTAGATCAACAAGGTTTAATTGATGTATGGTATGAACCTAAATTTTTTGAAAAGTTTCCAGATGTATGTAAACATATTACTGGATTTAGGAATGAAACTGAATATTATTCTAATTTAGGTGTTAAAAGCAAACAAGAAGCATGGAATCAAGGTCAATTATCATGGGAAGATTTAATAGAATCATATCAAGATGAAGCTGAATTAGTAATTGAAAAAATAGTTTTAGTTCCAAATTTAATCATATCTGTTACTGGAAATGCATCAAAAAGTGCACAAAATTGGTTAAAGTCACATAAAATCGGTTTTAAACCTTAATATATAAATTAATAATTTTTAATCTAAAATATGAAAATAGAAATTAATGGCTTCTCAATTGAAGTAACAACCGATGATCAAAACTTAAGTATTAAGATTTCTGATGCTAATGGTAAAGAATTAAGTAGTAATACTTATAGTCAAAAAAGTACAATTGAAGAACCAAAACAAGCTCCACTACCAAGTGCTGAAGAAACCGCTTCAACAGAAACTGCTTCAACAGAAGTTGAAGAAGGACTAATTCCAACGTTTGAACAATTTAAAAAGAGTTTAAAAAAATAAATAAATTATTTTTGTAAAAAAGGCCATCTATTCTAATAGATGGCCTTTCAATATTTATATTAATTTATGCTTCTACGGCTGTTACAATTTCAGTCATTTTAATTAGTTCAGGAATTTGAATAAATTCTTTTGTTGACATACCAATACAACCTCTAGTACTACGAAAACCTGGAATTTTAGCTTTCATACTGTTTTTCCAATCTTTTTTAGCTTTTTTTAAGTCTGCTCGTTCTAATTTTGACTTTTTTAACTTTGGTTGAGCTATAATAGCTACTGAATCGTTTGATGAGTATTTCATATATTTTTGAGTTTAAACAATTATATAAACTCTTTAAATATTTAGGAAATATCTATTAGACCTCTATGATAGTTTTTCTTAAATATATTTTGTAGTTGATGTAAATAACATATTTTTTGACTTCTTGGATCTAGCTGATCTATGGTTGGTATGTTAAAAGTTTGATCACCTTTTAAGTCAATTTCAATAATAATTGAAACTGTCATATCAATTTCTTCTTCCGGTTTATATAAATGATACACTGTTTTAATATTACATTTTGTATCGCT